AAAACATGATTTGGGAAGGGTCAAACGACAGTTCGGCGGGTGTTCCGACCGGAAGAGTCAAGATTCGTTCCATTGAGGCGCAAAGATTCTGCGCGACTGGCATGAACCAGGCGTCCGACCACATGCGACGGGTCTGAGAGTAGTTGCCGGCGTTCAATGCGGACCCTGCCAAGCCTTCAGAGATGCCGAGAAGGGTGGCTGGTACACGCGCGCGAAGGGCGATTCGGGTTTCGTCGACGCCTTGAGTGTTTTTGAGGTCGAGTTGTTGCAGGTTTGAGCCGGCAACCTTCACATCAGAGCCTCCACCAAGAACCAAAGTCTTGTAGGCGTTGCCGGATCCTTCGTGGCGCTGGTTGATAACAGCTGCGATGTCGGTGGCTTGCTGCTGGGTGGTGTGTGGGTCGAGGGTGACGATGAGTTGAGGGGTTGCGGCGTTGGCGAAGAACTTGGATTTGAATTCGGTGGCTTGCCGGTCGGTGGTGATTTCGGAGAGGACCGATCCGATCCATGACTGTCCACGCCACCAGTGCATTGGGTCCGGCTCTGGTTTCCAGTGGGCGACTTGAGATGGGGCGAGGAACACTGGCGGGGTTTGCGATGAGATGCCGCCTGGCTGGTAGGAGTAGCCGACGAGTTCAGCGTCGAGTTGTGCAGTGGGGTCGACATCTTTTTCGTAGGATCCGTGAACGACGGTGACCCAGTCGGGGCGGAGGAGGCGGAGTTGGCCTCCGTTACGGTAGAAGAAGGCGTTTCCGGCGAGGCTGTTGTGCTGCTCGGCGGCGTAAAGAAGTTCAGCTCGGGTGAGATCCCCAGGGCGTTCCAAGATGGAAAGTTCCGTAGTTCCGAACAGTCGGCCGGTTTCGCCTTGGAGCAGTGAGCGCCACTGAAAGCGAATTTGTGACATGAGCAGCGCGCGCGCTGTTACAGCTGCTGCGACGACTCCCGACTGGTTGTAGACGCCCTGCACATATCCGGAGAAGTTCGCTGAGACAGCAGCGCCAGGCGCTCGGAGTGGCGAAGAGATGCCCTGGTAGGTGTTCCCATTGAAGGAGAACATGGCGAGGACGTCTTCGAAGGTGAGACCGTTGGCATAGGAGCGTTCAGCCGTCTCGAGGTTGCCGCTGCGTAGTCTGTCCAGAAGTCTCATTCAACGTCCTTCAGTAAGCCGGCCACGATCAGGGCGACGCCTGGCACACATAACGCAAGCCAAGAAATGGGAGAGAGGGCTAGACCTACTGTGAGCAGGACCAGTCCGGCAATGATAAACGCAAAAGCGGTTCTCATGCGAAGAGTGCGAACGGTGCTGGTGTTTTATTTCCACCGTTATGGTGCCATAAAACTCGGTCTATTCCTGCGACTGCACAGACCCCTAAGTCGATCTTGCGATTTGACACTCTGGACTCCTTTGTAGGTCGAGCGCCTTTGGCGTCGATTTTGAGAACCATGTTCTCGATGTGACGTGTTAATTGTGGGTCGCCATCGTGGGTGAATTTTGAATCTAGGACAGAATCATAAAACATCTTCCATGCGGTGACCATGCGTGAGACAGACCCCATTGGGTATTCGACCATGGGGATTCCTTCTTCTTCCAGGACTGCCATTGAGCGTTGCCAGCGGTAAGGGTCCATGCCAACCTCGAGGACAGGATTTTGTCGGCAGAAGTCTCTGATTGTTTGTTCTACTTCTGTGATTGGGACTCGCCATTCGTTGTTGTCTTCGGGTTTTTCCCAGAGGCCTACGACGAAGAGGTGCGGTTGTTCTTCGACGGTGTAGGCGATGATGGCTGTTGAGTCTCCGGACCATGAGCCGTCGGCCATCAGGATCAGTGGTGTTTCTGGGTTTACGATTCGGTCTGAATCAGCGAGTTTTTCCCAGACTCCGAATGGAAGAGCTGCCGAGTTCCCGGTGACCCAGACGTTGGTTCGTTTGGTTCTGAATTCTGCTTCTGGAGTTCGGATCAGTGTGGATTCGAAGTCTTCGATGGAGTTGAGGTCGCCAAGTCCAGGGTTTGATTCAGCCCAGACAATTGGATCCCGGTGGTCTGCTTCTGATCCTTCTTTTGGTTCCCACCAGGAGAAGAAGAAGGTGGGGTCGTTGATTTCTTTGGCAGCGACTTTTTTTCCGTGTTGGTAGAGGCGGTAGCAGAGTGTGTCTTGGCCTCTTGCATCGACTCGGGCGCCCGCAGTTGTGATTCCTAGTAGGAGCGGTTCGTTTCTTGCGCCGGCTCCGAGAGTCATAACATTCCACATCTCATCATCGGGTTGGACGTGGACTTCGTCGAAAACCACAAAAGTGGGGCTTAGTCCTTCTGAGGCGCCGGCTTCTCGAGATAGCACACGGTAGACGGAGCCGGTTTCTGGGAATTCGATGGCGTCCCGGTAAACCTTGCTGATTGAGGAAAGTTCTTTGTCAAGTTCAATCATTCGTTTTGCGGTTCCGAAAACGATGCGGGCCTGATCTCTTGTGCCGGCGCAGGAATAAACTTCTCCGCCTGCTTCTCCACAGAAAAGGGACCAGAGGGCAAGTCCTGCTCCTAATGCCGATTTGCCTTGTTTTCGGGGCAGGCCGATTAGAGCTGCTCGATGTCGCAGTTTGTGGTTTTTGTCTTCGGCGAGGAGGGCGTTGACAAGTTCTTCTTGCCATGGTCGAAGGTAGATGAGTTCTCCAGCAGATCCACCAACGCTGGCTTTTGTGACTCGGCAATAGGAGTTGATGAACTCGATTGCTTCTGAGCCTCGAGTTTTTGTTTTGGAGGTGGTGTTTAAGGTAAGCCATCTCGGGGGCCAGCCTTTTGGTTTAGCCATTCTTCCTTCTCAGTTTTTCTAGAGTTGAAACTGCTTTGACTTCTGCGAGACCCATGCGCGCGCGGTCTGTTGGGGTGAAGCCAAGTATTGACATTCCTCCGAGGATCTGTTTGTCGAGTTCTCGGAGGGCTTTGCGGTCGGTTGGATCTCCTTGGGTGATGACTTGGATTCGGAGTGCGACTCGTTCGTCTAATTGTTCGCAGATGATGAGGAGAGTTTCAATGTCGGTTTTGGGTGATAGCCAGTTTCTTCCGGCTTCCCAAGATCGGTCCCATAGGGCTTTTCCTGCCGACCCCAAGGGGCGCATGGGTTCAGGGGTTTCTGATGCGGCCTCGAGGGAGACAACGGTTGTGGTGCTTGGAAGCGCTCGTTTGCCAGGATTGCCAAGCGCTCTTTTCCGTTCGTTTGGTACTGGTGGTCTGCCATTTGGGGCCATCAATCCTCCAAGAAATCGTGCTCTTGGTTTGTGGCTTGGTTGATTGGCTTGATCCCGGTGTGTTCTTGGAAGCGTCGACAAATGACATCAACATAGTGAGGATCAAGTTCCATCAATCTTGCATGGCGACCTATTCCGTGAGCAGCGATCAAAGTCGAGCCTGAGCCACCGAAAAGATCAAGAACAATATTTGATGGTGCCGATGAGTTTTTGATGCAGTAGGAAATCAAATCAACTGGTTTCATTGTTGGATGATCACGATTGGCACTTGGTTTATCAAACTCAAGGACTGTCGTTTGAGAATTGTCGCCATACCATCCAACACTTCCTCGACCAATTCTTCCTGAATATCCCGGCACATAACCAAAATAGATGTCTTCGTGTTTGTAGTGATAATCGGAGTGACCTAGCACCATGCTCGATTTGACCCAAACAAGTCGCTGTCTAAACAACTCACGTTGTTCTAAAGCAATAGCGAAAGGGATACCTCTTGGACCTGGGGGTGCTGCGACGTAGACGGCTGCCCCCGGTCGAGCGATCACAAGTATTGAATCAAACGCCCCCTCAAGAATTGAAATGTATTCATCGGAACCATCGTTGCTCAAAGTGAGTGCTTCTTCAGTTTTGCCAACATAAGAAACTCCATATGGAGGATCTGTCCATACAAGATCGGCAAGTTCGCCGGCCATCAATTTCTGAGTATCGGTTGGTGAAGTTGAATCTCCGCACATCACCCGGTGAGTGTCTAGGAGCCAGATGTCTCCGGAGACGGTTTTTGATGGTGCTGTTTCTGGGATTTCGTCTGGATCGTTCTGTCCGAGTTTTTGATACTCAAGTTCTAGTTCACTGAGGATTTCTAATAGGTCGTCGTTGTCCCAGCCTGTTGCGGCGAAGAGTTCCTTATCAAGGAGTTGGACATCGCTAATTAGGTCGGCGAGCGCTTGGGAGTCATATCCGCCTAGCTCGGCTGTGCGGTTGTCTGCCAGGGCGTAGGCCTTGGCTTTTGCTTCGTCGTCTTCCACGAAGACGACTGCGATTTTGTCCCAGCCGAGACTTTGAGCTGCTTGGAGGGTGTGGTTGCCGGCGATGACTGTGCCGTCGGTGATGGCGACGATTGGTTTGCGTTGGCCGAACGCCTCGAGGCTTCTGGCTACGGCTTGGATGTCGCCTTTGCGTGGGTTGCCTGGCAGAAGTTTGAGTTTGCCGATTTCTGTGGCGAGTGGCTGGAGTCCATCGATTATCACGTCGGGGGCCTTTCGATAGTTTCGCGGGCGTAGAAATTAGAGGGGCGCAGGGGTAGTCAGGGTTCAGCGTAATCCG